AACTCTGGAAAGTCTAATAAAATAAATTCCATCATTTGACATTTTTATCCAAGGTTCTACTTTTATACTGAAGTGGCCTTGAAATGACTTACATGTAAATATAACTGGATCTTGTAAAGCAAGTATTGGATCATCTGGATTTTCATCATCAACAAAAACTATACAAAATATTTCTTCTCCGGTTACTAGTTTAATTGATGCATAAAATTCTTGGTCTAGAGGAGATTCTGTCATATCTTTTTTAGTGCGATGTTTATAATTTCATAGTTAAATTTTTCTTCTTTGTATATTTTAATCCTTTCAATTAAATGATTTAGAGTAAAGTTTCTTTTTCTTTCAAAAGTAATATCATCTGCAATATCAAATAAAGTTGCTTTTAATTTAGTATCACTTTTTCTAAGAACTCTACCAATACTTTGCAAATTTCTCACTCTGGATTTGCTGGGAGAAGCAAAAATAACGTTATGTAGATTTTTGATATTGATGCCAGTAGAAAAAGTACCATAAGACGCTACTATAATTGCGTTTGATTCTTTTTCTGTGATTGCTCTGATCCTTTCTCTATCTTCGGCATCAACTCCACCGTACACAAAGAAAACTTTACGTCCCTTCTCTGCCGAATTATTTATCAATTCATATAAAGGCATACCATGACTTTCTACTCTAGTAAAAAGAACTAAAGTATTTCCATTTTGATCAAGGGCTAAGTTTTTAATAAATGTATTCCTTTGATTATGAGAGCATAGATATTCAATCTCTTGGTTATATGTATCAAACAATCTTCCTTGATGTTTTAAAGCAATAATTTTAACTTGAAGATCGGAAAGATGTTTCTTTTTTATTAACTCTTTTGTTTTGATAGTTGAATATGATGGGCCAAATAATCCTTCTAGAACCCACTTGTGAGTTTGACTGCCATCCAAAGTTCCGGTAAATCCAAATCTATATTTTGCATCAGCAAGTTTTGTCATGATGCTAACTAGAGATTTAGATTTAAAAAGATGAGCCTCATCTCCTACTACAACCTCAAATCTCTCGAAGTATTTTCTATCAAGTTTGTATATAGATTGCCACGTCGTAATGATAACCTGATTATCAGTTTCTCTTTCCTTTCCACCATAAATTTTGTGACAGTAAGATCCTACATCCCAACCATAGTCAGCAAAATCTTTATACATTTGCTCGACTAGTGAAGTCGTCGGAACCACTATCAAAATATTCTTTTTCATCTCAACAAAATATCTGACTACAGAGTAAATCATAAGAGATTTACCTGAGCCAGTTGGAGAGACTATAAGTCTTCGATTACATCTAAGTGCATCATAGACTGCTTCTATTTGATAATCTCTGGGTTTGTGTGTAGAGATTTTTGTCATGTAGTCCTTGACCCCTTCCAGTGAGATCATTTCATTTAGTTCTATAGGACTACCATAGTATTTGTTTTCTTTGAAACTAAATTTGTAATTGTATGTTTGGCAGAATCTTATTAACTTATCTAAAAGTCCAATATAAAGTTCTCCATTCTGTGTGTTGAATAATCTTATCTTTCCGTCCCACCATCTATTTCTATATTGTGGCATGTACTTCGCACCTTCTACATCAAATGTAAAGTGATCTGATAACTCACATTTGATGTATGGCTCTGCTTCTATTTTTAGAAATACTTCATTCTTTTTTGAGATGACAACATCACTCATTTACATTCCTGCCTGAAACTTTAACCAGTCAATAGCATTCTTAATTTGATATCCCCTATTAGAAATTTGTTTTAAAATTTCATCCAGATATTTAAGAATTTGATCATAATAACGAATCTTTAAATCAATCTTTGAAAGTCTCTCGTCAGCATTTAAATAACGATTGATAGATTCCTTTTCTCTAACTTTGAATGGAAAGGGTTCTTTTTCATATACCTCCGGGTCAGCCTTTCCTGTGTAATAGTTGTATCTTTCTAGATGAGTTCTGTCGTAGAGTTGTCTTGCAGATTCTCTAAGAAGATAGTTTGTATTATATAGTTCATAATATTTGGCATGAAGTTGTGGAGTTTTAATCGATTCGTTTCCAAGATCATCTCTGTCAATCTCGGAATCACGAGTCCACATCTTCTGAATGTCTTCAAGATTCATAAAGGTTGTCCTTGCATATCTAAGAGTTCGTATATAGTATACTTGAAAGCCACTCTTGCTGTAAAGAACTGTTCAGAACTTAACTGAGAGTCAAAAGATAATCCACTTAAAGAATATGGGAAAGCATCTTTAAATTTGACTTGAAATTGTGGATTGTAATTGCTATTCAAAACAATAAGAGTACAATCTGAATATTGATTTTTATATCCTGCCAATACATTTTCTGATAATAGATCTCTAAACTCTTGGGCAGATTCTGGAAAACCAAGACCAGTCATCCAGTTGTGAATTGCTTTATAATTTTCTAAATTTTCATCAATTAAAAATTCAAAAATTAAATCTTCAAACTGCAGAATTTCTCCAGGAACAGGAACTGATTTGAGATAACTTGGTTGCTCTGCTACACCTAAAGTAATTTCTGGAAGATTAGCTGACGTTGCAAAAAAATCAATCTTTCTGTTTTTTTCAACCACAAACTGAAATCCAGCAGGAGTTAGATAATTCTTATTCTGAATTTGAGAACGAAGATTGATCGCCATGATATCTCTATGTTGAATAATTATTTAGAGACAAAAAAAGACCCTTTCGGGTCTGGAGTATTTTACATGAGAATCCTCCTACAAATTTTCTTACACTCGGATTGATTTAGGGAGTCGCATTCAATTAAGCATTCGTAGTAATCATTTAATTTTTGATGCTCATCGTCAAGTTGTTTTATTTCATTTATTGTTTGCTCTAAATGCCTCCATTCGTTAAATTGATTCGGGGATAAAAGATTGTGCATAACATTCTCCGGTCAAGCCAATGAACTCATGATGTAGAAGATTAGGATTCATTTGTATACACTCCAATTCTACTCTTATATATGCGAATTTCCTCATTTTTGGTATAACTCCACACAAAAATTTATGCCTACGAGTTTATACTCAAAAAAAAAGGAGTCCTTTCGGACTCCCTAATAAATGACCCGCAGAGCGGCAAGAATCACATGAGGTTCTTGACGGATACGCGACGATAGTAGCGGTTTGTAGCAGCCTTGATAGCACCGAATGCAGCGGTGTCACCTTCAGCGAAGGGGTTCGCGACCATGCCGTAGCGGGTCTTGAAGCCGATCTTGGGTTGGAAGGTGTTCTCGCCAACGGCACGAACCATCTGTAGAGGAACGTAGGGGCAATAGAACAGACCAGCATCATAAGGTGAGGAACCCTTATAACCAACAACGTAATACTGCAGAGCAGCGTCGTTAGCAGCGAAGGGATCAATGTAAACGCGATACTTACCGTTGATGGTTCCAGCAAAGGTGTTGCCGGTGTCGTCAACGTTAAGGTTAGCGTTGAGGGCAGGGGTGTAATCAAGTACACCAGCCATGGTTAGAGCAGAAGCAACATCAGCGGAAGTTAGGATGATGTTACCCTTTCCACGACGAGTTCTTTGTGCGATCTGGTTGGCATCGCGCTCGATTTGGAAGAGTAGACCCTTGAACTTCTCAACAGACCAACGACCGTTGGAGTCGATGTCAAGGTCAAACTGACCTTGGGTTGCAACGTTCTGTTGAGCACCTTGCTCAGCAGACTTGTAGATGGTACGGATAACTTCGCGGTTGATCTCAGCAAGAATCTCAGTGGAGAGAATGTTTGCTAGTTCAGCCTCGGCGTTTAGACCGTGGATTGCCTTGAGGTCTTGAGCAAGCTCGAGGCTGTACTCTGCCTTGAGGGCGCGTGACTTAGCGGTCACGGTGACTTTCTCGATGGAGAAAGCCATTTTGTTGAACTCGTTACCGGATTCGCCTAGAGTCTCAGACTCGGTAACAGGCATACCCTGACCTACGCTGTAGGTGGAGGGTGCTGCGTTAGGATCTAGAACGCCGGGGTTGGAACCACGCTGTAGAGTAGTACCGAAACCAACGGAACCGTCGGAGTCAGAACCACCAGTGTAGTCGCCTTGGGTTGCGTCGTAGCCTTCGCGCTGAGCGGAGAATGCAGAATCGGGCTCATTGAATAGAGCTTCGGTTCCAGACATGTTCTCGTAGCGAGAACGCATTGCAAAGATGAGTCCAGTAGGACCGTTCATGGGCTGCACACCAGCTAGGTCATAAGCGACCAAGTTGGGCATGGAGCGACGGATGAGGCTGATTAGTACGGGGTCAAAACCACCAGTAGGAGTGCCGCTATCAGTACCTGAAGTACCGCGATAGAGACCACCGCCACCGGAAGAGAATGACTGGGTGGGTGCCTCAGTAAGGTCTACGCCTTGCTCGAAAGCACGCTGTTCGTTTAGAAAACGCTCTTGGTTTTCTAAAAGTTGGGCAGTTACCACACGACGGTGAGAATCTTTGATTGCATCTGCACCATCATAATCTAGAAGGGGAGCCCACTTCTCTAGAAGGCCTGGATTGTTATACATTTTAGGTGTGAGTGTTTAAGGTTTTACAAATTGTTTTTCAGAAGTCAACGAGCTTGTCCCATGAACTTTATGTAATCTGCCATTCTGCCAGTTACATCTAGTCCAGCATTAAAACCCTCGGAAAGAGTTTCGGGGGACTCAGTAGTCTTTTCACTTGGGAAATATGACTCTCTAAGAGTCGCTAACTTTTCACGGTAAGATACTTCACCCTCAAACTCAACACCTTCCGCTAGGGAAGCGAGTTTCTCCTTCTGGGTATCAGCAAGACCTTCAGAAACCTGCTTGAGGATTACCTCAGCGGTGGATTCTCCAAGTCTGCGATTCAGTTGGATATTTTTCTCGATTTGCTCGTTGAGCTTGGTCTCCATGTCATCAAGTTTTTCTACCATATTCTCGACCACATCATATTTATCGTCAGGGATGGATACATAATGATCTTCAAAAAGACTTCTCATTCCTTGTAGGAATGATTCGGTCATCTCAGTCTTCAGACCGTGTTCGATCTGAAGTGCATTTTCTTCTAACCATTCTTGAGAAACGTACTCAAGATAGGCATCTACTCTTTCGGTAAGTTCAGTTCTAAGACCAGCCATCTCTTCAGCAAGAACTTCTGCTGCTTGCTCTTCGATTACCTTCTTAGCTTCTTGTACCTTGGCAGTGACTGCAGCTTCAAATACAGTCTTTGCTTTTTCTTGGAACTCTTCGGAGAGTTCTTCTCCAGCAAATAGAGCAGCAACGTCTTCATCGACGTTAACTTCTACGGTCTCTTCTTCCTGTTCTGCTACAACTTCAGTCTCATCGACTTCGGTTTCTTCAGCATACTTGGGAGCTTTGGGCATGGCGTCACCACCGCCACGGGAAACACTGGTTCCTCCAGTGGTTGCATATGCGGGGGCTTTAGACATACCTTCTGCGGATTTTGAACCTCTAGTTACGACATCGGATACCTTGCTTAGGCCAGGTTCCTTAAGTTTAGCGGAATCATCATCAGGACGATAGTTTTCGGGGGTAGGACCGCCAAGATCCTCGATCTGGCCGTGACCAGGAACGTAGGAATTCTTAGCAGAGCTATCCATACCCTCACCAGACTTCGCACCAGATGACACGACGTTTTCCATTTCTTGTAATTTGGCGGACATTAGAACTCTCCGAATTTAGATTTATATAGTGAAAATCTATACTTATTTATTAAGTTATAGATTTGATAAGAAGTTTTGGAAGATGTTTAGTTTATTTTCTTCCAATTTACGTTGATCAACCATCGTGTTGATCTCTTTGTATGTTTTTGCTGCGAGTCTTTCGCGGAGAATTCCTCCTTCCCACACCCACTCTTTACCCTCCATGATGCCATCAACGAAAGCATCGGGCGCAGAAGGATCTGCTACGATATCAGCTGCAGTTGCTAAAGCAAAGTCATCATTGACCATGCTATAACCTTCTTTGGTTGGAGTTAGCGTTCCAACTCCGCGAGAAGAAACACCAAGTTTCACACCATCATTAATTAGAGCTTCAGCGATCTTGCCCATTGGGGTGGAAAGAATCTTTGCCTTACCAATGAAGTTATTACCTTCTCTTACAAGAGATGTAATTTTGTGTGAGGCTCTATCAAGGTTGATGGATGGTCCCTCGGGGTGGCCAAGTTCTCCTAGAGCACGACCTTTAGAAATGAAGTTTTCGTGATAACGCTTAACTTCTCTCTCAAGAATGTTACAGTCGTACATTCTCTTATTTCTATTGGCGATATTTCCTTGGAGAAATACACCTTCGATATACAGACTTTTTTTACCGTTGCGTTGCTCAACGATAACTTCAACCTGTTCGATTTCTTCTCTGATTAGTTTCATTTTTTAAACGGTAAATCCTACTTTAGTTCCCTTAACATCAGCAGAGCCGGCAAGAATTAAATCACTATGTTTTTTCTCAATATATTCAACAGTCCCTGTTGCCATAGTCATAGAACCAATTCCTTGGAAATTTGAATCAAGGACAGTAACAAGTTGAGCACCTGAGTTGCTGTTGTAGAGACGAACAACTGTTGCTTGAGAAAAACTAGAAGCAGTTCCTACAGTAGTAGGACAATCTTCCTGAGGACCAAGTACAAGTGATCTGGCCATTACTCTTCTCCTTCATGTTCTGATTGAGATGGATCACCAAACAAACCAGCAGCTGCCAGTGGTCTATACTGATCAATCTTTTCTGCGGACTTTGAATATAGGGCATCTTTGATGCCATCAGTAATTTTTGATGCCGACGCATCACTAAAAATCATATCAATAATTTCTTCCATGAGAAATTCTGCCGAAAATAACTATGAACTATTTATTGTATTAATAACTCTTACTTCTCAGGTGCCTTTGTTGATGTCTCGTCGGGTTTTGGATCTTTGGGAGTATTTCCAAGAGCTGGTTGTTCAATTGGATTTCCAAATTCATCTGTAGGAACTGTGGGATCTGGTAATAATCCCATCTCAATTTCCTTCTCAATTTGCTTATCGATCTCGATAATTTCTTCATCAGTCTGCTGTAGGACTTTTCTACGCATATACTCTACAGAGTAATATCTGCCAAGATAAGGTTCTGCCTGAGCAGCTAATTGAAGTCTTCCTTCCAAGAGTTCTTTCTCTTTTAGTTCTGCAAAATGATTATCATAAAGATAATCAAACTGAATATGTTCTTCTAATTTACTCCAATCTTCGGGAGTGCAGATATTCTTAAGAAGACACTGAGTTTTCAAAAAGTCTAAGAACATATTGCTGAATCTTTTTCTTAGACGACCAACAAATTTTGAGAACTTAAGTTCATCTCTTAGGATTTCTGAAGATCTTCCAAGATTGAATCCTCCTTCAGAAGCAATTCTAGATTCTGGTACACCCAAAGATCTATAGAGTTTTTTCTGGAAATATTGAACATCACTCAGCTCTCCTAAGTTTTGTCCACCAGGAAGTGTAGAAATTTCAGTTCCTCTACCACCTTCACGTCTAGGAAGCCAAAAATCTTCCAGCATGGACATATATCTCTTATCGTCGCGAACCTCACCAGTCTCTGCATTATAGACTAGTTTATTGCGATAACGATTCATAACATCGCGGAGATATTGTTCCGCTTTAATTTTTGGTAGGTTGCCAACATCAATGTAGAAGATTCTACGTTCTGGCGCTCTTGATAGTCTGTAAATAACGAGAGAATCCTCAATCATTCTAAGTTGATTGAGTGATTTAATTGCTTTATGAAGATATGAAAGTACGACGCCTTTGTTTCTATCTACAAGTCCAGAAGTACAGTATGTAATAGAGTCTTTTGTAAATTTAACTCCTTTAGTTCCTGTGTATCTATCGTTAATAGCTCCTGTGTAGGTTGGTTTTGGTGTGTAGAGGAAATATTCGTCAATTTCTGGGAATGGGACTGTTTGTCCCTTTGACATTGCATTTGGTTGTTGGAATACTCCATTACTTGCATCCTTTTTCTTTTTTTCTTCACGAATATAACGCATCTTAAGAGCGTCAATATATCTTAGCTCTTTAATTCCTTCTTGAGGTTTACTGATGTCAATAACCTTATGATAATAAAGTCTTCCATCAACGTACCAATTTCGGAAAATCTCATGAGACTTTGCATCAAAATTTAAAAGGTCTTTAATACTTTTAAATTCACTTCTAATTTTATTTTTAATCCCATCACTAGCGGGAAGATTTTCCAAATTGATTGTGACTGGACTATCGTTTAAGTCACTTACGATAGCTTCGTTTACTAAATCTTCAATTGCACTATCGCACTCTGGGTGCAGAGCCATTTCTCGATAACGCTTGATAAGTTCAAACTCAGACTTATATACTCCTTCTAGGTCAAGATATTGACCATAAAAATTACTTGCTATATAATGGTCAACCCCGTCCTCATTATTTTGAGGAACGGGGGAAACCGTAGTCTTGGATTTTTTCTCTGTATCCTCAATAGAGAAACCAAATAGTCTCGCCATGTTATAAAAAACTTATGGTGCTACGTCTATTTAGACAATATCACCACCTGCTCCTCTGGCCTCCCAATACTGAACTTGGAGTTCCACTGTAAATTCCTCTAACTGATCAGAAGAATCATATGATAGTGGGATCTCAGAGATGTTGGTTGGGAAGACATCATAGAAGCGATACTTTCTCAGAACTTCACCTTGTCTATTGAGTTGATAGACATATGCTTCTGCTTGATAGTCAGCTGGATTGGTGGCACCAGTTGCATCTTTAACATTGTTCATGCTATTCATCCAACCCTCAAATGCACCTCTGATTAGGAAATCAGTGTCATTGAGAACCGTGATGGTCCATGTATCAAATGTTCTGTCGCCAGCAATTTTAAGAACACGACCTCTAAAGGCCACATCAATTGGGGCGATGTTGGATGATGGTAAAGCAGCTGCCTTAACAAGGAATCTTGCCTTTTCAAGAACTCCGTCTGCGGGAGAGAAAGAACCAGGGAACGCCAACACAACTTCAAATAGATTAGGCCTTGCGCCACCGCCGGCTAATTTATTTTTGAAGTCCGAAATCGTTCTTAAGGTTGGTTGATCTACTTGATTTCTAGGAGTGGATGTTGCCATTGAATTAGACCTCTAAATTAAACGTTTCCGACGATTTCTTCAAAAGAAACACCAGTGCGAGTAGCAACAAAGGTGAGTCCAATAAAGTTGATAGAACGTGCTGGTTTGATGAAGATGTCAGCAACGAATTCGTTACGATCAATAACAGCAGCTGTGTTGTTTGTTTGGTCGCAAACAACGATGAATTCATCGATGCCGCGATTAGATTGGACTTCTCTTAAGAAGGGCTCAACGGCATTAACAAAGTTGGTTCTAGTAACCTCGTCATTAAATTCAAAGAGTTGATCTCTAGCAACCGTTGCAATTGCTTTTTCAACATATAGGAACAATCTACGAACATTGATTCTATCAAATGCAGATTGTTTTACTTGTCCAGTCTTGTCTCCGTAAAGTACAATACCAGATCCAGGCAAGAATGTTACTGGATTGACTCTGTTACTGTAGAGTCTGTCTCTTTGAGCTTTGGTTGGGTTGTAAGGAACTTTTACTGCGTTTAGAATTGCACCTCTTGTTGTTCCTGCAGGTGAGAACCAGGGGAAAGCAACAATATCAGTTCTTACGCAAGTGCCAGCAATGTCTCCATTTAGAGGAACATAACGGAACTTATCAGCGAAGCGGTCATACATGTACTTATAACCACTATCAAATACTGCAAACGAAGATGAGGCAATCGGTGAGAAGTGTGCAATTATGTTATCGGTAATAGTCTCAGAATCTCTGACTGAGGATGATGATCCAGACTCATTAAAGATTGCTGTTCTTGCGGGAGAAAGGAATGCAAGTGCATCGGTTCTTGTTTCGGCAATATTGATTGCCTTTAGACCAATTGCTTGAGCTTCTTCTTTCGTCCAGTTTCCAGAACCTTGCAGAACGAAATCTACATCATATTCATCAGCATTCAGAAGTTTATCATAACCAGCATTTAGATTGCCAATGCTTGCTTTGAGTGAACCTGTTGTATCTAGTCCAACACTTCCGCCATAATTTAGACCACCTGCTAGAGTATATTTTCTGTTTCCTGCACCTGCGAAAGAAATGCCTTGTGCATTTTGATCCCACGCAGTATCAGTTACAGTTGTAAATCCAGATCCAACATTTAGTTGGAAGTCCATATCAACTGTATTGGAAGGAGCTCCACCTAAGAAGATGTATCCAGATCCATTAGCAGCAAATTGTCTGTAATAATTTGCAGAACCATTAACAAACTGTGCATCTTTTGCCTTAGAAAGACCGATGTGCTTCTCTAAGATGGTTCCAGGATTTCCCGTAATTGTTCCTTTATCATCAATTACGACAACGTGAACCTCATCAAATCTTGATCCTCTTGCAGCTGCATATGAAGAAGTGGCAGGACGATCAGCGATTTGATTCCAACTAATATTGTCACCAGTTAGTGTAATTTCTTGCTGATTGAACCAATCAGTAACGGTATTAGAAATATCTGTTGAAACCGCAACACCAACATTATCGGAGATTACGATAGCAGTTTCAGCACTATCAGAACTATAGAATTTGTAAACTCCACCTTCTTGATATTCCCTGGCACTTTGTACGCCAGCTGCGGTAACATGTTGAACTAGTTTAACGTGAATCGTGTCCGAGGACAGTCCAGATTCAGTTCCAACTGCAGTAACAACTCCTTTAAAGAAACCATCTAGGAGAGAAGTAGTTCCAACACCAGCAACAACAGTACCTGCAGGAACTGCCTGAGTAACTCCCATTCCGATAGTTATACCGCTAGTTACTACACCAGAAACAATTTGATCTGCCCGACCATCGATAATGGCAACTACCATATCGTTGCCCCAGCTTCCAGGGTTTCTGGCAGCAACAGTTACACCGCTGATGGTGTTTTCATCATATCCTAGTTCTACATAGTGATCTAGACTTCTAATTTTTGGTGCAGTCACGGTGGAACCACCATAAGCATTCTTCATGTCGGCATCGTCCGCACGAACGATACGCATGTTTCCACCATAGGATAGATATGAGGATGCAACCATCCAATGTTCGTAGTGTCTATCCGCCTCATAAGCTTCGCCAAAATTAGCTAGCAAATCAGACTCATTTTCAACTAAAGTGGGGACTTCGACTGGCCCTTGAGCAAAAGGTGCGACAATAGCAGCAACTTTATCGGAAGTAGGATCAACTCTACCAACGGTAAGATCAACTTCCCTTACTCTAACGCCAGGAGATGCTAGATTTAATGGCATCTTTTTACTCTCCTATGGGGTCCAAAATTAATCTAATCTTATTTATTATTTTGGGGTGTTCAGATGGGGAAACAATGCATGAACCCTACCAATCAGGATAAACATCTTTAATTCTAGGGACTGGATTATATCGTATGTCTAATTTTCTATATTCAGTCACTCTTTTTATGGTACATTCTTTACACTCATATGAGTATGATGACGGGAAACCTCTCCTATCCTTTCTTGTCAAATAAAATCCATCAATAAGATCTTTAGATTTTTCACAAACTCTACATTTCCTTTCTTGAAATAATAAATGCTCTAAAGATACTTGATCATCGAAATCCATTACTTATAGTCCCACATGTAAGACATGTCGCCATATTCATCACTATACCATCTATCCCCATCTTTATCCACTTCTCCTATGTCATCCAATCCATCCAAAACAAAACCAAATGGAGCCATGTCCTGTTCAATCTGATTTTTTTGTTCTTCATAGATTCTCTTACGAACATCGTTGTCCGTCATTTCTTTAAAATAGTCCTGTGCCACGAGCCATGAGAAAATGACTAAACACATAGCGAGGTCATCATTACACCCCTCTTCTGCCTCAAATGACTGTCTCTTCTGCACAAATGTGGTTAACTCTGATATAATGTCATAGTCATTAGTGACAAGTTTATCATCTTCCATCAAAGTCTTTAGGTTTGAGCATCCAAGTTTCTTGACGGCAGATGTCATCCTTACACCTAATTGAGACTTTTTGCCAGAGAATCCAGAACCAACGACTTGTCCAGCCCTACCTCTCATAGCACACATGAGTAAGTTTTCATATTCAAGATCAAAGTATAAGATAGAGGACACCTGATCTCCAATATCATTCACTTCTACTAGAACCCATGCTTCATTATATCCATTTGCTACTTCCTGAATTATACTAGGAAATAGCATAGGTTTAATTTCATTATTTCTATATTTTGCTACAGCTCTATATGGAAATGTTGTAATATCAAAGACGATAAATGCTGAGTAGTCGTGTTCTATTCCTCTCGCAACGTCAACCGTTATCAGGTAGTTGTGATCTGGTATCGGATTCTCATAAACATCCAATCCTTTATTTCTCTTGATTGGATCTTCATATACTAATGTCTTTAGCTTACTAACACTAATAAGAGTATCAACAGATCCTAGGAATTCGCATTCAAACTCAACCTTGAACTGCTGTTCTGAAGTGTTCTTGATTGTTTGTTCTTTCCACTTTTTATTTCTTCCCGGTACTTCCGACCAATGAACTTCTGTAGGAACGTAGTCGTTTCTTCCTCTCTGTGCATCATGCCAATATCGATAGAAATGGTTCATGCCATGAGGCGTTGAAACCATAATTACCTTTGTGTTTTTACCAGACGAGATAGTAGGATAAACAGAGGCAAAGAACGCATCAGCAATGTGATTCGGAATGAATGCGAACTCGTCGAGAAAGACGATATTATAGGAGCCGCCACGGACAGCAGATGCAGACGTAGATGCGGCGATAATCTTAGATCCATTCTCTAGTTCTAACGATTGTTTGTTCCATACTATAATACCCTGCTGCATCCACTTGGGAAGGTTTTCATAAGCAAGTTGTAATCTTCCGAGAAGATCCTTTGCGGTAGAAGCCTTGTTGGCAAGGATGGCTATATTTACGTTGTCATTGAAAATCGCATAGTGTAAAAGATAAGACACCACGGTTGTAGACTTTCCAGTCTGTCGTGGCATCTTACAGATGTTGAATCTATGTTTATGGAAGTTTCTTACAAGTTTTTCTTGGAACTTGTACATTTTAAATGGTACAAGACCCTCATCCACGTTTACGATTTGGATGTGATTCTTTGCAAAGTAAACAGGATCTTTTTTACATTTAACAAACTCTTCAATCTGTTCCCGTGTAAATTCAATTGGTGTGTAAGCCTTTTTTAAATTAGGATTACCCAAATAGATATTGTCAGACATAAAAAATTACCTTTGTTCAATCCAGTTTAATACTGCGAGTGCTGCTTTGTTAGTGTTGGGAGAAGCACAAGCAAGAGTGTAGATATCACTCACAGTTCCCAATGAACTTCTACCAATCTGTAGTGCTGCCTTATCATCAACTTCTACAAGAGAAGAACCACCAGAAATCGTAAATCCACTCAGGACAATATTTCCACCAGTTGTAGCGGTAGCACTTGTGTCGTATTGGATAAAGGAGTTTGGATCTGGATGATCTGTCCAACTTGCACCAGTTAATGTTGGGTTCTCAATCAATCTCCAATAGACATTAGTATTATCATTCGTTGCTGTTTGTAGAGATCTTAACAAAGCAACAGCAGCCAATGAACCAGATTTTAATCTGAGACTTACGACTGGATAAAATGTATTTGCATCTGTCAGTGTAGTTCCAGTAATCGGATTAGCAACACTTTCAAGAATACCAAGTTTCTCTGGTTCACCTTCCTGAATCAGAGAATTGGAACCCTGATACATGTAATGATTTCCTGCAACACCAGTTAGATTTTCAATCTCAAGACGAATGGGTAAGAATGGAGTAGAACACCAAACAAAGTCATTAGTATTTGAGTTCTCAAATGTATGAGACGGAATTGTCTCATTTTGCATTAACCAGGCAAACTCTACAATACCAGCACCATACCATTCATAGTTGATGGAAATCATCTGCTGTTTTGTTGCATCAGCAGTTACACCAGTATATCCAT